ATACAACAAGCACCAATCAACATAAGAAGGGGAACTGATCTTGATAAAGGTAGGATTATTGTTTTTAGCGATGCCCATTTTTATCCTGATGATACTACTACAGCTTTTAAAGCTCTCCTTAAATTTATTGAATACTTTAAGCCGAACATTATTGTTAATAATGGGGATTCCTTTGATGGTGGTTCTATTAGTCGTTTTCCTCGTATTGGTTGGGATAAGAAACCTACTGTTCAAGAAGAACTGGAAGCAAACAAGTTCTACTTAGGAGAGATCGAAAAACGCAGACCAGCAGGTGCTAGACTCATTCATTGTCTTGGGAATCACGATGCACGATTTGAGACTATGCTTGCTGCACAAGCCTCTGCTTACGAGGGTGTACAAGGGTTCTCGCTAAAAGACCACTTCCCTCTATGGGAGGGGTGCTGGAGTTTCTTCGTAAACGCTGACACAGTTATTAAGCATCGGTTTAAAGGTGGGCGATACGCAGGCTATAACAACGCTGTAGCAGCACAAACAAACATTATTACAGGTCATACCCATGTCTTAGCTTGTCAGCCGATTACAGGCTATTCTAAAACGATTTGGGGTGTCCAGACAGGCACACTAGCAGAGCCTAATAGTCTACAGTTTGCTGACTATACCGAGGATTCTCCTAAAGATTGGCGATCAGGTTTTGTTATGTTGTCTTGGGATAAAGGGCGAATGTTAATGCCAGAGATGATTCAAGTCTGCGGAGAGGATGAGGTGGAGTTCCGAGGAGAGATTCTAAAAGTATGAAGTTGACCTCCACTATCCTAAAGAATATCTACAATATGCTTGTGGTGTGTGAGCCTTTTGATAAGTGGAATATGCCACTAGCAGAACAGATTAAGTTTGTCGTTGACTATGATCCAGACACAATGGCTACCTACCTGTACGATGATGGCGCGGACAAATATGAACACATCATCACAATATCAGCAGCTAGAAATGGCTGGCTTGAAACAGCGACCAGAAGTATGGCACATGAAATGATCCACGCTAGTAGGTGGAATACCTCTACAAGTGCTTGGACTAAACACGATAAAACTTTTAAGTACAGAGCAAAATTAGTAGCAGACTCTCTAGGGTTTGATCCCCTAGAGTTATGACTTAACTACAACAAATCCCCGTTCAAAAAGTTCACCAATGGTTTTACGATGCGCACTCTCCCACATCTCGATCCTTGCGACTTTCGTAAGTGTGCATGACTGATCGACCTCCGCATGGCAGCGATAACACAGGGTCGCAATACGATAATCATGCGATTTAAGTCCTCTACCTTTACCATCGAGAAGCTGATTGCTATGGGCTGCAACACAAGTGCCATCTTCTATCCCACAATGCTGACATGGTAGTAGTCTAGCAACTTCTAGCAGTTTTTTGTTTCTATACATTTACCGCTTTGGTATAGGCTTGAATGCGTTTAGATACTACGACCAATTCTTCTGATGCTAGTAAAGCCTGTTTTACATCATTCTTTAGCATAGAGTCGTGATATTCCTTCTCTAGTGTCTTTAGTCTTAATACGAGTTCTGCATAGTCAATCATTAATGGTTTCCTTCTAGTCCTGTTTTTTTATCTAATTCTGCTCTGAGCATAGCATTTTCTTCTCTAGTTTTCTTTAGCAACTGAGATAAATGGTGTGCTGTCTTTAGCATCTCTTTATACCTATTTAGGTATAAATTGTAGTTTGTAGAATCCACTATTTTGTACCAATCTTTATAGAAATGTAAACTATGAGAAACACAATCAATGCCCAAATGTAGACAAAGTCGCTATCGAGCATGATTATCTACAGATCGATTGGTAGCCTCTAGACTGCGCCATATCTCGACTTTGAGTTGTGCTGCGGTCAGCATCCATTTGATCTTCTCCTCGCACTCCACAGCCTCTTTTAAGCCCTCTAGTAGCCCGATATACTCTGGGTCTGCATACGCATCTACTTCTGCTGCTGCAACAGACTTAGCCGATGACTTAGACATCAGAATACTACGCTTAGACTTTAGGAAGTTCTCCAAGTAAATTCTATTTGCCTTGGCTTTAGCAAAATCTCCTGAATACTTCATTATGTACTCTACTGCTTTTGTTGGTTCTATATCCATGTATCTCCCCTATTCCCTTTTAACCATTGATCTTGGAAGTCTGATAGCAAATCTTTATCAAGATTGTGTTCTGATAAATATTTCCTAAACTTCTGCAATCCCCAATCTTGTCTCCACTTGCACAACTGCCTTACTCCGCATTGTCTCATATGAGTTAATTCGTTCACCTATCCACCTCATTACTGGAACTGCCATTGAATTACCTAATGCCTTGTATCTTGCTCCATCAGGGCATTTTTCTTTAATGTTTGTGTAGTTATTAGGAAAGCCTTGTAGTCTTTCGTATTCATTAGGTGTCAAATTTCTAATGGTATGCCTATTTTGTATGTCTCCCCTTGCGCCCTCAGACATCCTGAGATTGAAGATGGGCTGTACACGATTTCTAGGTAACTTCTGAATTTTGTTTTTTTCAGACCATTTAATACAGTTTGATTCAAATAATACTTCTGCGGTAGGTTTCCAGTCTCCAAAATGTCCGACAACAAACACTCGTCTGCGTCTTTGGGCAACTCCAAAGTATTGAGCATCAAGCACCCTGTAGCTCCACCCATACCCGAATTCGCCCAGCGCACCGAGGAAGCTGCCAAAGTCTCGCCCCCCCCCGCTACTAAGTACACCTGGCACATTTTCCCAAATGAACCACTTGGGTCTAAAGTGGTCAAGAATTCCAACATAGGTAAGAGCAAGATTGCCTCTTGGATCTTCAAGTCCTTTCCTAAGTCCTGCAACAGAGAATGATTGGCAGGGAGTTCCTCCGACCAAAAGTCCAACTGAGTCATTTATATTCCACTCCTTATATTTTGTCATATCGCCAAAGTTTGTTACTTGCGGATAGTGATGTGCAAGAACCTGACTTGGGAATTTTTCTATTTCAGAAAAGCCTACAGGATTCCACCCCATATGATGCCAAGCTACTGTTGCTGCCTCTATGCCAGAACAGACCGATAGGTAGTTCATGCGCCTACACCTACCGACCCGATCTTAGCCGAAATTCTTGTTCTGAAAGCAGAGTACGATTCTCCTGCATATGGGTTTAATCCTAACTCTCTGCCCTTGGCTAAAGTAAGTTCATCGCTTGCATACCAGGGCAATGGTGGTTTTTTGTTTTGCTTTTCTTCAATAACAATCTCGTCAAAAAAGCGTTGATTGTTTAGCCAGGTACTTGCATGAGGTATGTAATCTAGCTCCGTACCTTTAGCTGTCCAATACTTACGATGCTCTACTATTGCCTCTAGTGCCTTTTGCTTGTAATCGTCTGGCATTTTTTGCCACGATCTTTGCGCTGTTAGCTTTCCTACTTTTCTTGGGTATTGCGCCCAAAACAGATTGAAGTCCATCCCTTTTCCCTTTCATGTTTTCTATTGCCTTCACCAACATACTTTCTAAACCATGTTGCAACAACATCTTATGCCCCTGACTATCAAACACCACCTCTACATTAGCAGAGCCATCTATGTTTTCTCTAATTCGTTTGATCTGTATCAGCATCCATCCACACCTTTATGTTTTGATTAAAGTCTGCTTTCATAAGAACTGGCTTATTTAAACAATCTAACATTCTATACAAAGTCTCTTTTACTTCTTCTTTATTTTCTCCCATTACACCAACACCTCTTGCTGTATACATATAAGGCTCATGGTTCTTATCGTAAAAAACCTCGCACACTTCGACCCAAGGTTCTCCATCGTTCTCGTCTGAAAAGTCTACCACTCTATGATTCCAATGCATTATTTACTCGCCAAAATAAAAAGCCCTATATTGCTGAACCCATAGCCTCCATATACCACCGCCATAGGCATATTACCCTTTAGTCCTTGCTCTACAGCTATGTAGGCATAAATCAGACCTGTAACAATAATTAACCACGCACTCATTTCTTTCTCAACGCTATATGCTTTTGTAGGATATGCCAGAACTCTGATTTTATTACTTTCATTTTTCTCCCCTTGTAACTTTAATAATCTTATACGAGTTCTACAAATAAGTCCTAAGTATTTTCCCTTATGTATCGTATTTGTTGCATTAACTACCTTTAGGTATCTTTTATGTTACAAAATACAATTTGTATATAAATGTTAGTTTTCTATACATTTTGTTACAACATATATATATTTTGTATATATTTA